ACAGGTTGGACTATTAGTGGTGGAAAAGCAACTCATACAGGTGCGACAGGTAATTTAAGTCAAGATGTAGGAATAGGAGGTAAAACAATATTTTTAACTTTTGATATTTTATCAATAGCAGATGGGGTTTGTAATGTATATGACATTAGTAATGCTACAACTTATGCAAGTTTTTCTACAACAGGAACAAAAACTTTATATTTTAATTCAGTAAGTAATTCAATAGGCTTTAGGTCAAATTCTACAAATGTTTCAATAGACAACATATCAGTTAAAGAAGCAACACTAGATGGTTTAGCAAGAGTAGATTATACAGATGGTACTGGTAGTTTATTAGTAGAACCTCAAAGGACTAACCTTATAACTTATTCAGAAGATTTTAGTAATCCAAGTTGGCTTAAAGTAAATTCAACAGTAAATCCTAATACAAGTGTTTCTCCTGATGGAACTTTAAATTCAGATGAATTTATACCAGACAATACAACAGCATCTATTTTTATTTACAATCAAGTTACTTTTAGTGCTTCTGATTATACTTTATCTTTTTTTATTAAATATAATGGTAGACAATACGTTCAATTATTATTTGGAAGTGGTGCATCTTCTGATTTTTCTAACTTTGATTTAATTAATCATACTGTTACATCAGGTAACGGAAGTATAGAAGATTATGGAAATGATTGGTATAAAATATCTTTAACATCAAATGTAAGTGCTGGAGCATCTGAAGTTTATTTATGGTCTATTGATTCTGCTACATCTTTAAGGGCAGCTTCATCAACAGGAAACGGAACTGATGGTTATTATGTTTACGGAGGTCAATTAGAACAAGGCTCTTACCCTACATCATACATAAAAACACAAGGCTCAACAGTAACTAGAAATAAAGATGAATACACAAAGACAGGAATTAGTGATAAGATAAATAGTGAGGAGGGGGTTTTGTTTGTAGAGATGGCTGCTTTAGCTAATGATGGAAATACTAGATATTTATCTCTTAATGATGGCACAACCAACAATAGAGTTACTATTTTATATTATTCAGGCAATAACAATATTAGGACAATAATATCGAGTGGTGGTAGTAATATTGTAGACAAAAATACAGGTGTAACTTCTGCATTAGATTTTCATAAGATTGCAGTAAAATGGAAGGAGAATGATTTTGCTTTATGGGTAGATGGTGTAGAAAGGAAAACAGATACAAGTGGTTTAGCACCAACAGGATTAAATACATTAAGTTTTGACCAATTAGGATTTGATAACCTATTTGGAAAAGTAAGACAACTACAAGTATTTAAAACAGCATTATCAGATTCAGAATTAGCAACACTAACAACATAATAAAATGAATATATATAAATTACAATACACAGACAAAGCAACAGGAGATGCTGACTTACTATCTAAAGGTACTTATGAAGTAGTAACTGAAGAAGGAGTAACTCAAGATGTTTACAGAAATGGTACACAAGCTATAGTTTACATAGGTAAGATAGTAGAGATACCTGCAACTTATGATGATGAAGGACACGAGATAACTCCTCCTGTTTATTATGATGGAGTATTCTACGACTTAATGACTACAGAAGAATTTGACTTTGGAACTAATGAGATATTCCCAGTAGATTGCGTACATTCGTTTGCAGGATATGAGAAAAATGCTGAGGGTACTGACATTGACCCTGAAGAACTAGAAGAAATATAAAACAAATAAAATGAAAGATACAATTTTATCAGTAGATTTATCAACAGAAACAAGTCCAGTCGTACAGGAAGTTCGTGGTCGTGATTATATAGAATATTCGGATGCTAGTGGAGAGTGGAAAAACTTATATCCAAACTTCTTAATAGACTTATACAATACATCTAGCACCCATGCTGCTATCGTAAACACGACTTCGGAGATGATTTCAGGCGAGGATATTCTTGTTGATGAAAACGATAATCTTGAACAATTTGTTAAATTAAAGAAATTCTTTGCACAAGCTAATGGTAAAGAAACACTACACGAAGTAATTAAGAAGATTAGTTTTGACTTTAAGCTACAAGGTGCTTACGCATTACACATTATTTATAATAAGGCACGAACTGAGATAAGTGAAGTATATCACATAGGAGTAGAAAAAATTAGAGCAGGAAAACCTAATGCTATGGGTGTTATTGATACCTATTATGTTTGTGCAGACTGGAGTAATACAAGAACTAACAAACCAATGCCTATAGCAGCATTTAACACTAAAGATAGAACAAGTCCTAGTCAGATACTTTATACAGGTCTTTACAGTCCTAATATGGATGTATATCATACTCCTGATTATCAAGCAGCTACTTGTTGGATTCTTACTGATAGTAAGGTTTCAGAGTATATGCTTAATATTATAAGTAATGGATTTAGTGGTACGCACTTAATTTCGTTTGCCAATGGAGTACCAAGTTCCGAAGAGAGAATCCAAATAGAACGTAGTTTAGCAGCTAAATTTTCAGGAAGTCAAAATGCAGGTAAAATGGTTTTAACTTTCTCAGACGATAAAACTAGAACTCCTGAGATTACTCCTATAGGAATGAGTGATAGCGATAAGCAGTTTATTAATATGCAAGAAACTTTAATACAAAATATTTTAACAAGTCATAGAGTTACATCTCCTATGCTTTTAGGGATTAAATCAAATACTGGTTTAGGTTCTAATGTAGATGAAATGAATACAGCATTTGAAATATATTTAAATACTGTAATTATACCTTATCAAAAACATATAATAAAAACACTATCTAAAATATTTGAAGTTAATGGTATGAATATTCCTGTATCTTTTGTTCAAGCTAAACCAATTACTTCAAAGTTTGATATGGAAACTCTTAAATCAGTTATGACACAAGACGAGATAAGAGAAGAAATGGGCTTAAAACCATTAGCAGAAGATGAGGTTGTAGAAGAAGATGAAAATCTTAACTTAGAGAAAGATTGTGATTGCAGTAAAAACATAGGTACTTGTGATAAGACTTGTTATAAGACAGAGTTAGATAAAGCTATAGAAGAATATGGAGAAGATATGCCAGAGGGTTGGGAGGTTTTCTCTGAACAAGAAGCAGAAGATGAGATAGAAGATTTTAATTTTGAAGAGGAGTTAAATTTATCTTACTATGAGTTTGCTACTACAGGTTCAGCATATCCAAATAGAAAGTCAGGACAAGACCAAAGAAGTAAGCAAGAAAAATACGAAAATGACATCTATAGAGTAAGATATAGATATGCAGGTAAGTCTAGTGGAGAGAGAGAGTTTTGTAACAAAATGACAAAAGCAGGTAAGATATATCGTAAGGAAGATATAATTGCTATGGGTAGGAGAGCAGTAAATCCAGGTTGGGGTAAGGGAGGTGCTAATACATACTCAATTTGGAAATTTAAAGGAGGAGGTAACTGCTACCATAAATGGTTTAGAGTTATTCTAGTACAGACAGGAAGCAGACCTAAAAATTCAGACACAATAATAACATCAACAGAAGCAAGAAGTAGGGGTGTCAAGTTACCTAGAAACGCACAAGAAGTTTCAGTAGCACCTATAGATATGCCAAATAACGGATTTGTAAAAAAGAAATAATATGTCATACGTTTTATTTATATCAGAAGAAAAATTAAAAGACAGTACAAGTATATATGGTTCTGTTGATACTGCTTTACTTCTTAATTATGTACGTCAAGCACAACGACTTTACTGTGAAACTAAGTTAGGTACAAAGCTAACACAAAAACTAAAAGACCTTATAGTAGCAGGTACAATAAATGATGTAGGTAATGAATACTATAAAGAATTACTTAACGACTATATAGGAGATTACTTACCGAACATGAGTTTATTTATGGCTATTCCATTTTTAAGATTTAAAATAGAAGCAGGGAATATATACTCTAAGACATCAGAAACTGGTAATGCTCTTACTAATGATGAGGCACAACACTTAAGGTCAGAAATTTTAAATACTGGAGAATATTTTATTGAGAGAATGATAGATTTCATAAAAAACAATATAAGTCGTTTTCCTGAGTACAATCTTAATTCAGGTGCAGATGTATCTCCTGATTCTAATGGTTATAGTTATCAAGGTATGAATTTAGAAAGACCACAAGGACAAGGTAACAAGATAACACTAAGAGATTTTCTAACTCCTGATTTAACATAATGAAGAAAAGATATAAAGTAAAAGAAGTTAATAAGACAAAACTAAAATCATATTTAAAAAATGCCAATACAAAAAGCAGCTCAAGACACAGCAGAAATATTAGCAGTAAATAGCACTATACTCAGCATTACTACTTTTACTAATTTAGAACTAGCTTTAAAAATTATTCTGCTAGTTGTATCAATAGCATATACTGTAGACAAGTGGTATAGTCAAAAAAAGAAGAATGGCAAAAAATAAAATATACACAGTAGTTAAAAAAACACGCACTAAACGTAAAGGAGTACACTCAAAAAATGCTTCCAAATCCCAAAATGCTTTTAAAAAACAATCAAGAGGACAAGGTAAATCTTAAACTTGTCCGAGAGATATGTACTGATAAATCTACTATAGGTAGGTTATATCTTAATGAAGAATATGTATGTGATACTTTAGAGAATCCATATATAAATAATGAACGTAACATAAGTTGTATACCTACTGGTAATTATGATGTAAGGTTGCGTTTAGCTAGAGAGAGTGCTTCAAGAGATTATTTACATCTTTTAGTACAAGAAGTACCTAATAGAAGTTATATACTGTTTCATAGAGGTAATACTGCTAAAGATACGTTAGGTTGTATTCTAGTAGGAACGCATAATGAACAAGACTTTGTTAGTAATTCTAAAGATGCTATGGATTTATTAATAAGTAAAATACTTAAATTAGGTGGCGAGAATATTAAATTATCAATTAAAAAAAAATAAAATGAAAAATTATTTAATCTTAACAATGTTAAAGTCTAAAAAAGTATGGTACACATTAGCTGCAATTATTGTACCATTTATAGCTAGAAGTTTAGGAGTAGATGAAATTCACGTTAGCGAAATCTTTTGGTCAATCTTAGCACTACTAGGTGTTACTGGACTTCAAGACTTTGGTAAAGAAGCAAAATAAATTGTCCTTAAAAGGAAAAAGACTAAGACTGTCCTCTGAAGAAGTTGAGTTAATCAACGAGTTCAGGGGGCAAAACTTAGATAACATAAATGGTAATACTGCTCTTGATTTACATATAAAAGAAAGAGGTATATCTAAAAAAGACATAGTTAGTGTTAAGCATTGGCAAAGTATGTCAGGAGAACTAAGATTCTCTATAGTTACAAAAGAAAATTATGGTGTAGAGCAAAACGAATTGCTTCAAGATATTAAAAACTTAATAGATAATCACGCACCTACATATCCAACAATCAAAAGAACTAAGGGAGAACATCTATTAGTCATTAATCCTGCTGACATTCACATAGGTAAACTAGCCGTAGCATTAGAAACTGGAGATGAGTATAATAGTGAGATTGCTTGTAAAAGGGTTTTAGAGGGTGTTACAGGGCTTTTAAGCAAGTCTAAGGGGTTTAGTATAGACAAGGTGTTATTTTGCGTAGGAAACGATATATTGCATATAGACAACGTATATAATCAAACTACGGCAGGTACAAGGCAAGATGTTAATGGTAAGTGGTGGCAACATTTTGAATTAGCTTTAGATTTATATGTTAAATGCGTAGAAATACTTAGAGAGGTTGCACCAGTTGATGTTGTTCACTCTATGTCTAACCACGATTATCAGTCAGGGTTTCACTTAGCACACGCATTAAAGTCTTGGTTTAGAAATGCTAAAGATGTTACATTTGATATTAGTGTAGCACATAGAAAGTATTATAAGTATGGTTCTAATTTAATAGGATTAGAACACGGAGATGGTGCAAAGATGGATAATCTTCCTATGCTTATGGCTAATGAAAGACCTAATGATTGGTCAGATACTAAATATAGATATTGGTATTTACATCACTTACATCACAAAGTTAAATACAAGTGGAGAGATGCAAAAGATTTTATAGGTGTTACTGTAGAATATATGCGTTCTCCAAGTGGAACTGATAGTTGGCATAGCAGAAAAGGTTACTGTGGTGTACAAAAAGCAGTAGAAGGGTTTATACATTCTAAAGAATCAGGACAAATTGCAAGGTTAGTACACTACTTCTAATCTAATTATAATCAATAACTTATATATATTAACATCTTAATTGTTAAT